GCAGTCCATTCGCAAGATAAAATTAAATCTTCTTCTAAGAAAAAGTCGAAAGACGAGGTAGAAAATGGCAACACATAAAGGAAGTGAAGGAACTGTAAAAGTCGGTTCTAATGCTGTAGCTGAAATTAGGTCTTACTCAATCGAAGAATCTGCTGATACTTTAGAAGATACTTCAATGGGTGATTCTGCTAGAACATATAAATCATCATTGACTTCTTTCTCAGGAAGTTTAGATGTATTTTGGGATGAGACTGATACTAGTGGTCAAGGTGCTTTAACTATTGGCTCAGAAGTAACACTAAATGTTTATCCTGAAGGAGATACATCAGGTGATACTTATTATACCGGTTCAGCTATTGTTACTGGCGTTTCAAGAAGCGCATCATTTGATGGATTAGTTGAAGCTAGTATTTCAGTACAAGGCAATGGCGCTTTAACATCAACAACAGTATAAGACTATGAAACTTATAGATAAGGCTAAAGCGCATTTTGATTCTTTAGAAATTAAAGAAATTGAAATACCTGAGTGGAGTGACGGAGATGAGGTTCTTAAAGTATATGCGAAGCCATTAACGCTAGCAGAAATGTCTAAATTGCAAAGATATGCAAAAGATGATGATGTAGCATTGATGGCTTATTGCTTAATATACAAAGCCTTAGATTCTGATGGTGAAAAAGTATTTGACCTATCAGATAAACATACACTAATGAATGGCGTTGATAAAGATGTGCTTGCAAGAGTTGCAACTGAAATCATGTCTACACCTAGTGTAGAAGAACAAGCAAAAAAGTAATAGAGGATAAGGACTTATTTGCTAAATACTATCTAGCTGAAATGCTGCATTGCACACTTCAAGAGCTAGAAGAAAAGATGACCTTATCCGAGTTTACAGGATGGTTAGCATACTTAGAAGAAAAAAATAGGCAAATAACAAATGGCAAAAAATAAAGTTAAGTTTGATGTAACAGCACAAAATAAAACACAAGGTGCTTTTACTCAAATAAACAGAGACTTAAATAAAACTAGCTCAGCTATGAAAAAAGTAGCTGCTGCGTTTGCTAGTGCATTTGCTATTCAAAAAATAGTTGCTTTTAGTAATGAGTCATTACAAATGGCGGATGCTATTGGTAAAACAGCTGATTCAATTGGTGTAGGCGTTGAATTCTTACAACGTTTTCAATTCGTAGCTCAACAAGCTGGTTTAAGTACAGAAGAATTTAATAAGTCAATGCAAGTATTTGCAAAAATGACTGGTGAAGCTGCTACTGGTACTGGTGAAGCAAAAATGGCATTGGAAGCTCTTGGAGTATCATTAAAAAAATCTAACGGACAATTTAAAACTACTGAAGAATTGTTTATAGACTTTTTTAGAGCTACTGATGATATTGCTGAAGCAAATAAAAAAGCTGCTTATTTTGCTGATGTATTTGGCCGTGCTGGTGTAAAAAATACAGTTATGGCTAAAGAAGGCACAAAAGCTATGTTAGATTTAGCTGATGCGGCTACAGGTGTTTTTGATGAAGAAACTATAAGAAATGCTGAACGTTTTAACGATGAGATGAATCGTTTAAACAGAAAAATTTTAACACCGTTGCGAGGTAAAATAATTGAAATTTTAGGTGCATATATGGATGTTGCTGAAGGATTAAACTTAATTGAACCTGATCCAGTAGTTGAAACTATAGAAGAAATAAATCAAGCATTTTTAAATTCTCAATCTTTAATTCTTGCGTATATGCATACGCTTAAGCATAATACTGATCTTACAGTAGATCAACAAGACGAAATTAAAAAGAAACTATTAGAAGAAATAAAAATAAGAGACGAAGCACATAAAAAAATATTAAAATACAATGCAGAAAATGCTAATAGTACAGAAGAAAGTGTAAATATAATAAAAGCTGCTATAGACGGTTATTTAACTGCATTAGGTAGTGTTGAAGAAAGATTAGGTAAAGCAGCAACAACTTCAATGAAAAAATTTGAAGATACTATTGTTAATGGTTTAAAAAATGGCAAATTAGAATTTAAAGATTTTGCTGATTATGTTATTGAACAATTATTACGAATAGCAATACAAGAAGCTATACTTGCTCCATTAAAAGATGTATTTAGCGGGTTTTTTAGCGGCTTTGGGGATTTATTTAAATTTGGTGGCGAAAGAGCACAAGGAGGCTCAGTAACAGGTGGAACTCCATATTTAGTTGGAGAAAAAGGACCGGAATTATTTATGCCTAATTCATCTGGACAAATTATTACAAATGAAAATTTACAACAACAGGGTATGCAATCAGCACCTACAGTCAACTTCAATATATCAACAGTAGATGCTGCTGGATTTGACCAGTTACTAGCATCAAGAAAAGGATTAATAACATCAATCATAAACAATGCCATGAATAATCAAGGCAAAATGGGAGTCGTATAATGTCAGGACAATTTCCAACATCTCCCAATTTTAGAAGTTTAAATTTTAAAGATAATAGACCTACATTAATTAATCAGACTTTATCAGGTAGAAAACAAGTAAGACAAATAGGTGCTCAATATTTTTCTTTTACAGTTGCAATGCCACCTTTACAACAAGAAAAGGCTCAAGAAGTATTTGCATTTTTACAAAAACAAAAAGGTTCTTTTGAGGACTTTACTATTCAAGCACCACTGGATAATGTAGGTGCAAGCAGATTTGAAACAGATATATTAGTCAATGGCTCACATTCATCAGGAGATGCTTCTATTCAATTAGATGGTTTTGCAGCAAGCACATCAAGCGCTTTAAAGGCTGGTGATTTAATTAAGTTTGCAAATCATAGTAAAGTTTATATGGTTCAATCAAATATTGATTCTTTGGGTGATGGCTCATTAACTGTTCTTATATCACCTAACCTAGTAGCATCTCTAGCAGATAATGAAGCTGTTACTGTAAATAAACCTAGTTTCACTGTTTATCTTGAAAATAATGAGATTATGTATTCAACAGATGCTAGTGGTTTTTATAGTATTTCATTTGATGTTAGAGAGGTTATAACCTAATGCCTCGAAATCTATCTACTGATCTACAAACTCAAGTATCATCAACAGCAACTAAGACAGCTTTTTTAGTTGAGCTTAATTTATCATCTACTATCAGACTAACCGATTGGTATTCTAATGTTACTTATGATTCTAATAGCTATGAAGCTGGTGGTTCTTTTTTATCAGTCGACTCAATAACCGAAACAGGGCAATTAGAAGTTAATGAAATTACTATTGGTTTTTCAAATATTACAGACCAAGTAAGAAGTTTAGTACAAGATGGTTCTTTTACTGATAAAAAAGTAGATATTTATTTAGCTTATTTTAATGTAGATGAAACTATTGTTGGTGCTATAAATTATTTTACTGGTATTGTGAGGTCTGTATCTATTGATGAAAGTATAAATGGAACTGTTTTATCTATGATAGTTGCATCTCATTGGGCAAATTGGAATTTAACTAAAGGCAGGCATTATTCAGACGAATCTCAACAATCATTTAGTACAGGTGATAAAGGTATGGAGTTTGCGACTCAGGTTAAAACAGATGTAAGGTGGGGTAGGTAATGTCATTTTGGAGTGCAGTAGGAAAGTTTTTTTTAGATGTAGGTAAAGCTGTAGTTAGTTATGCTATAAATAATCCTGTTAGTTTTACATTGCAAGCAGCAACCTTGGTAGTAGGTGTTAAGGGTTTTTTGCAAGCAAAACAAATGCTTGCAAAAGGTCAAGACATATTAGCCAACAAAACATCTGCTGGTGGAAAGATACCTGTTATCTATGGAACTAGAAGGGTTGGTGCTCAGATTATCTATATGGATGTATCAGGGAATGATTCAAGAGATTTATATGTTGTCTATGCTTTATCAGTTGGTGAATGTGATGAAATATTAGGTAGGACTATTGAGCTTGATGGTAATCCTTTAACTGATTCAGCAAGATTTAGAGATGGTGGTTATATAGGTTCAGATAAAATATCTTCAGGAGCAGGCTCATTAAATACAGTTTCACAAAATGGTACTG